TGTGAGTAAACAGGGCATATTTTATGAAGATTAAAGGGTGAAGTAAACGATTTCTCCGGGGAATGCAACTTGCACACCAGCCTTGAAAGTGAAACGAACACGAACTTCATCGTTGTCCTGTGAATACCACATTTTCACTTCTTCTTGCTCGTCAATCAAGTCAGTTCCCATAAAGAAGTTTGACAAAGAACCAGCAACAATCTTGCTTGTTCCGTTCAAACCACCTACGGCAATCAACTTCATATTTGTACCGGGGTAAACCATTTCCATAGTTTGTGCAGCATCTGCAACATAATGGAACAAGTTTGCATTCTTCAAGTTAACCAACATCAACTTGTAAGCATCAATTCCCAAGAAGCAAACCAAGTCATCCTTCTCTGCAACGGCAGCGGGGATGTTAGCGTACACTTGATCCAAGATGTCATCAATGTTTGCAGCGGTGATAGAAGCAAAAGCAGTTGGTGCAGAGTTAGCCAATACTGGAGAAGCAGCAGCGATGATTTTGTTGAAACCATCAAAACGGCTCAAGTTAGGGTTACCACTTGCGGTGTCACCTTGCCACAATGCAGTTTCCAAAGTTTGTGCAATAACGGCAGCTTTTTCAGCACCGACTTGCTCTTCAAAAGGAATCATTGTTGGTGAACCGGGCATAATTTGGGTTTGCATCCATTTGGCTTCCAAAGTTTTTGGACACAAAGTTTCTTCAACTTTTACTGCACCAACGGTGATATTGCGTTGAGTGAAGGCAGTTGTACCTGATGGGTTGTAACCACAACCATCGGCTTGAAAGAAAACGGTTGAAGCAAGAATGTTCAAAGCAGATGCTGATTTAACACCTACCTGAACTTGGTTAGCAGATTGCAAAGTTGAAGAAGTTTTGCTTCCGAACAATGCTTTTACCAATAAGTCAGTTGACTGCTCATTGGTGTAGTTAGCGAGTGATCCTACTGAAAATGACATAGTTTTATTTGTTTATAGAGTTTTTGAATTTTTTAAGTGCTTCAAAGCGGTCGTTCTTTTTTGTAGATACAGGTGCTTTCAAGGGTTCTTCGCTTGGCAAATCAGCAACCTTCTCAATCAGGTCAATCGCTTTGCTCATAGCTTCTTTGTGTTTGATGTTTGATGCAGTCAATGACTCAACCTTTGCAGACAATTCAGCGATTGCAGATTCCAACTTGGAAACGGTGTCGTTGAATGCACTAACGGTTGCGAACTCTTCGGCTTCAATTTCAATCTCAACTTCGGGTTCTACGATTTCAGTAACAAAACCACCTTCAGTTGTAACCAACAATCCACCTTCAACCTCGTGAGTTGCGTCAGGTGCTGGGATGTTGCCTTCGGCAGTTTGAACGAAGATGGCAGTTCCTACCGCCAATTCGCCTTCGTACTCAATTACCGTTCCATCAGTCAAGGTGGCAGTTGCCATCTCCACTTTGGTTTCTTCGTCCGAAAATCCCAACATCGTGCGGATTTCTTTCAATGTTTCTTTTGCGTTCATTTGTATAAAATTAGAGTTTATGTTTCGGTGTTGCAATTTTACTTGCCGTTCCACTTGGAAAGGACTTCTTTCAATGCCTCAAGTATTTGTTCATCTTTCTCTTCAGGGAAATCAAAAACGCCCTCAACGGAGAACCCTTTGAACTCACCCTCTTTGACTCTTGCCCACACATCGTCATTGTCTACCAAGTAGGAAACAAACCACGATCCGTCAGCAACCTCTTCAAATCCCTTCGGTGGCATCACGCCTCTCTCCCGGTCAATGATGTATGACTCAAACAAGCTCACGCCATCCATTATCGGAGTGCGGTGATGGGCGTTGACTGCATCGTACTTGTTACCCCTTGCCCATTTTTTGGCAATCTTGAAGATGCTCTCCTTGTCAAATACCACATAGTATTCCCCACGCACATCGTCTCTGCGATAGATAGGAAGGTCGGCAATCATCGCTGCTCCAGTTACGATTCGTTTCTCCTCGTCTTGGATGGCAAACTTTTGACCTTCTACCTTTAGGATTCTTTCACACCAACGGAGCATCTCTTCACCACCCCATAGCAAATAAGATATAGTTCCACACGCTTCGGTGTCATCGGGGTTGTAGTATTCCTTCGCACGACTCAAGAAGGAGTAAGTGCGTTCAATCGTTTCAAGTGACAGGTTCTCACGGTTGGCAAGTTGGTTTGCTCTTGCTTTGCCTACCAATGTCGCACAATCGTTGTCTACTTTCTCATTCAATTCCATTCCACGAATGGCATTGTCAACCGCTGCCTGTGGGTAATCGTTCTCAAAAGCAGAGAAAGCAAGGAAGTCCTTTTGTATCGCTGGAGATTCCACGAGAGAGACAAACTCAATACCTGTCTCCTCGTCCCATTCGTTGATGTCTAATTTGTAAACTGGTAGTTTCATCGTATTCAAATAGCGTTATTTCACAACGGATACTCTTTTGGTGTTTCCGACTCTTGCTTGTGTGCGAGTTATGTCCCCTTCGGTCACAAATACTCTCTGCGAAAATCCAATTCCTGTTTCACTTGGAAGGGATGATGAAGTGATACTTGTTGGGTTAATTGATATGGGAGTGCCTCCAGTTAAACCACCTTGTGATGCACTACTTCCTGACAACAATTGTTTTGCTCTTGCGACATTCGCCAAGATTCTTGCAACACCTTGTGCATAGTATGCAGCGGTGAAGATGGGAGTTGCTGGTCCAAGAATACCCGCAACCTTTGCAGATGCTTGAGCAGATTCCGCATTCAAACCTGAAAACGCCACCGCACTATCAATTGCAATCTCAACCAATGCGATACCCTTTTGAATGTTCTCTCTCTTCTTCTCCTCGTTAGTTAGGATGGTATTCAACGAAGTCAAGCCATCAACGGTGCTTTTTGCCATTGACAACTTTGCATCCATTATTTGTTGATCCGCTTTTCTATTCAGCTCAATTCTTTTTTGGTTGAACTCTGCCTCGTTTGCAAGTGCCTTCTCTGCATACAATTTGTCAATCTTTTGAATCTCCTCTTCATTGCCTTCAGCCATAGCAATTTGCTCGGCATACCATCGTGATAATTGAGTGATTTGAGCAACTTGTTCTGCACCTAATCTCTTAAATTCATCTTCAGTATTGGTGATTCTTTTCTTCAGTTTCTCGTCCTCAATTTGATTGTCTATGTCTTGCAATCTCTTCCGATGTTCTTTGCGTTTGGCTTCGGCTTCCTTCTCTTTGTCTGCTACATATTTGTCACGCTCTGCATCGGTCACCTTCAATTTGTTATTCAGCTCACGATACAATCTTGCTTCTTCCTCCAATTCATCCTCTGTCAATTTTACACCTGTCTCTTTTCTCTTTGCAATCAATGCCAACTGGTTATTGATGATTTTTTTTCGCAGTTCAAAGATTTCAAGTTCCTTGTTGCCTTGAACGGAAAGCAAGTCAATTTGACCTTGAATGTCCTCGTTGGTTGTGGTGATTGATTTGGAGAATGCCTTGTATGAGCGTTCCGCTGCTGAAGTCACACCAATGAAATCCGTAAATTGTTGCACCAAATTACCGATAATCTTTCCAACTTGGGCAAGTCCGGGGATCAATTTCAATACGACTTGACTGACCTTTTCAAAGTTTGCCACCACATAACCCAATGCAATTGCCAACGCACCAATACCTGATGCGATAATAGCACCTCTCAAGGTACTAAAGGCAGTTACAACCTTGCCTTTAATGGTGTTTGCCAATGCCGTGAATTGCTGATTCACTTTTCCAAGTCCCTCAAGTCCTTCAGCCAATGCCATCGCACCTTGCAACTTGACCATTGTCTTTTGCAAGTCCTCGCTTTCATTTCCGAAGAGAGCCATTGCCCCTTGTGCTGCTTGAAATCCACGAGCAACTCCTTGAACAACCGTATTGATTTGAGCAAACTTGTCGGGGTTTACTGCTGCAACTCGGTCATTGAAGTCATCCATTCGGTCACGAGCTTGTGCAAGTGCTTGTTCTGCCCTTATCGCTTCGGGAGAAAACTCACCAAACTGCATCACCGCCTGTTGTGCTTGGACGGTTAATTCTCTAATCTCCGACTTCATTGACTTGAAGTCAGGTTTTTTGACCGTTAGGTCTATCGCTGCCGTTAGTGCCATATCTTATCCGTTACCTATTATGTAGAAATTTGTTCCATCACACACAACCCATTTCTTTTCCCAATGGTTGTTGATGACCTCATCGTCTACTCCGTTGATTGTTGCAGTTGTTGCCGTTGCAATCGTGATTGAATGTGCTGAATTTGTTTTGAGAAACACCCAATGCTTTCCGCTCAATCCCGATGGATCGGGAAGAGTTACCGTAAACCCTCCAGCGGTTGCATCACACAAAATTAACCAATCATCTTTGGTCACATTGTAGTTTGTTGTCTCCGTACGAACTGCACCTCCACTCAAGAATGATGGATACATCTCGTAATTGCCAAGATAGAGTGTGTCTGCTTTAGTAACTGCAAAGTCATCACACAATATCGCAGCACTTCCATCCGTTCCGTCTTGGAATGTTGTGTTTTTGGAAACAACTGCAAATGTATCGGTGAGATTGTTGTTCTGCACAATACCATCGCCCTGAATTATACCTCCTCCTCCTTGACTTACACCAACGGTCACACCTTTGATGCCGGGTTTGATTGGTATATTCCCACCGGGATAGATGTCGGATTCCGCATCGGTTTGCCCCGCAGTTCCCGCACCGATTGTCTTTTGGACGATGGTCGCTGGTTCAATAAATTGCTGAAGCAAGAACTCGCACAAATACACACCATCCTCAATTGGGTTGTAATCGCTGATTTGATTCAATCGCCAATACTGACCTTCAAAAAAGTAAGCATCCGAGAATGACAAGTTGAGCCAATCCTTCGGAGTGATGCGGAAGTATGCTCTTAATATCTTGGAGTTTGATCCTGTTATCTCACTCAAGAAACGATAGTAGTAATTGTTGACAAGGTTTGAGTTGGTATACTTGTACCCCGCACCAACACCAATCTCTCTCGGCATTCCAAAAAGAATGTCATATGTGGGATTGCTGATTGAGTCCAAGTGAATGGTCAATGGGATGGAGAATTGATTTGTGTAGTTCAAACCAACACCCGCATATTGTGCGTAGAACTTCCAATTGACTCCACTCACAACACCACCAAAATACAATATCCTCAAGTCACCATCTTGATAGTTGGGGACATACGACAAGACAAAGTTCTTTTGGTTGTTGTACGAGTTTATTTGCGTAGGTGCAAAAGCAATTTGAATCTTTTTCTCATTCTTGATAAACTGGTTCTCAACCTTGTATGTACGACTTCCGTATGTTGTTTGATACGATTCCTGATACAAGACATTCGCTTCGTCCTTGCCCTCTTTGTATTGTAGGACATAGGGGTTTGCTTCAAGCTCTCCCATAGGCACAATCTCAACAGGTTGAGAATAGTCCAGTTTAGCAGTCCAATCAACATTATCTCCAGTATAGAACTCATCTCGTGGAACGCAACGCAGATTCTTGGGATTGTCTTTGTCGGGTTCAATGTACAAATTGAACATTTTAACAAACGACATAAACATCTCGCTTTGCTTGACTTCGGAGTTTAGGAATGCAGAGAAGTCAACCGTCTCTCCAAGTCCGTATGTGTACGCTGATTGATTGCTCTCAATAAACGAACCAATACCGATATCCAAAGAGAATTGAGCATTGGTCAAATTGTATGAATTGGCATCGTCATAAACTTGTGCCAATCTCACATCCAACACATTGCCTGTAAACACCGCCAAAGGTGAGAAGTACAATCCGACTTGGAATGCTGGTGATCCGAAGTCAACGGTGACCGTGCTTGTTTGCTTCAACACTCCGTCAACATACAATCCAAACACCAAGTGAATGTCCTCTTGGAATACAGGTGCATAGCCGGTGGATGCGTAGTTGATAGAAAGGTCAACATCAAACACATATCTTCCACCAATAGGTGCAGTATAACGCCCGGTCGTGTTGTTGTAATTGCCACCATTGTCAAAGTTCCCACCTGTGGAATCGTTTTGGAATATAAGGATTGAGTTCAGGTCAAGGGATTGTGCAGATGTTGTGCGAGAAGCTCGGAATCTTCTTGACTCCAATGTCGCAGCATTTGCCGTCAATGACGATGGTGCTGGTAACACCAACCGCTTGAACCTATCCGAGTTGAAAAAGGAATCGTTTGTGTAGGTGAATCCAGCATTGGTGAAGATTTTGTCAACCACCGTCTTTGCATAGAGCGAAGGAGTAAATTGACTTGTATCCCACAAAGCGATGTTTGTCGGATGCCCCTTGTCTATCATCGCATACATATAGCCTTCTCCGTATGCAAATGCTTGTGGAGTTCCGTTCTTGTAGATTTGGTTTGACCACGAGTCAATGATGTTGCCACTTGACAAAGTGTGGTTGTATTCGCTGAAATCTAACTGGTTCAGTTTGCGTTCTGCGATGGTCGTGAAGAAGTCCGCAGATTGTCCGTGACAAGTTACCTCATAGGTGATGTGTGTGGAGTCATCAACACGGATTTGAATCAACCTCAAGAACCCTCTCAATTGCTCAATGCCATCTACATAGATGATGCACTCCGCTTTGAGATTCGGGTTGAATGTCGGTGAAAATTGTGTCGTTGAACTTGTGGTTTGCTCTACCTCAAAAAGATGAGAGAAGATGATGTTGTTTGTCTTTGAACCCGGCAACTCAATTGTCTTTGTCCAATCGGATGACCTTGTGTCAGGTTCACGAATGTCTGCAATAGAGCGATTGATTAAGACATTGAAATCTTTGTAGGTGTCAAGTTTGCGTTGAACCCAACTACCACCCAATGCAATCTCTTTTGAAATACGGCATTCCTCACCTTCTTCAAAAGCATCAACAACACGACTCTCAAAACTGCCCTCAATCGTTTCAAGCAACGATGTGGGGATTGCAACATAAATTTCTATCATTGGCGTTGGCGTTTTGATTCAAAGGAATAACTCATATCAAGCTCAATGAAGAACGCATTGTCTTGGATGTGCTTCTTGACTTCGTAGGTCGTTGCGTCTATATTGACCGCAACCAAAGTGCCATCGTACGCATAGACAACGGGAGATGTAAACAAGTCAAGCAACCACTCGCTCTCTGCTTCCGTGATCCAGTTACTGAACATCTTGACCTTGTGAGTCATATTCGTGTCGTAGGTCTTTTGCTTGAATGCCGATGTAGTGTAACCGTATGTCGCACCCAATGTGTAAGGGTTGGACTTGAATTGCTTTCGCTGGATGTCGTAATTGTCACGCCTCACCCTATTGAATCGGAATGAGTCAAACCCACCTAATGAGTTCAGGAAGAACAAGTCAGTTGTGTCGTATTTGCTACACTCGTCAATCAGGTTCACTCGGTAGGTTTCCGATAGAACCGTTCCTCCAAGTTTTAACTGGATGTCATAGTATGTCGCTGCACCCGGTATTGTCAATTGACTTCCTGATGGAATGCGAACCACCTTTGTAGATGGTAGATTGATTGTTTGTGTGGATGCGTCCGAGTAAGTTACAAGGGCAGTTGTTGCCGTGTTGCGGATAGCATAGAGCCAATCCTTTTGAGTACGGTGAATCGTCTTGCTTCGGATAGGAGTCAAGAATAATCCATTGCCATCCATTGTGTATTGACCAGCATAGTTCACCAAGTCAATTGGATTGAGTGCAGCATTCCACACGCTTCCAGTTGCCGATGTCAAGTTGGTGTATTCGGTGACGCTTCCTGTGGCAGATGCAGAGTATTCATATCCAAACTCCACCTTGTAATCCATAATTGAATTTGTGCAACCACTTGCTGCACTATCGTTGAAGTTCCAATCATAGGTGACATAGTTCTCAAGGATGCGTCCGATGTTGAACACCCCCTTGTTTGTG